AAAAGACACAGATAAGGACAATAAGATTGGTGTTCATAGTAAGGATGAAATGAAAAAGATATTGGGAACATCACCCGATATAAGTGATGCTGTTATGATGAAGATGTTATTTGAAGTTAATACACTTAAGAACACAGGTAAATATTCAATTTCCTTTATCTAATAAAAAGTGTATATTATTTATATGGATATAGGAGAAAAACAAAACAAACTAACACTAATCAAACGTACAGGATATACCAAGTCAGGTAATAAAAATTATAAGACAGGAATATTCCAATGTGATTGTGGTAATGAGAAGATGGTTATAATACAAAACGTTGAAAGGAATAATACTAAATCGTGTGGATGTAATTACAAGATTAGTAACAAGGATAAAAAATGGGGAAGAATATGATAAAATTTAAACTGAACGATAAGGAGTACAAACTACCAGAAGAAATAACAATAGGACAATATATTAAGATATATAAGATAAAAGATTTATTTACGGAAGATTATTTTGCTGCTAAACTACTTAATTTGGTATGTGATGTACCACTTGAGGAAGTTATGGAAGCAGATTATCAGGAAGTACATTACTTGGCGTTAGAGATATTGAACTTATTACCATTAAAGACACCCAAATTCAAGGACAGATTTACTTTAGATGGGGTAAATTATGGGTTCTTTCCTAATTGGAGGGACCTAACCTTTGCTGAATTTATGGACCTTGATACAATCAGTACCAAAAAGAGTGATGAGTTATTGGATATGTTACACATACTTGCAGCAATAATGTATAGACCAATCACAGAAGAAAGGTCAGAACATGATTTTGATATTGAGAAGTATGATATTAAGTCCATGCAGAAACGGGCAGAACTATTCAAAAACAAACTAAACTGTAACTATATCATTTCAGCACAGTTTTTTTTTATCAACTACGCAAAGAGATATTCAGGTTATTTCCAGCTGTCTTTGATCAAGACATTATCAATATGGACGAAGATAAAGCTCGTATGGTCCTTGAGGAAGATGATAATGAAAGGTCTTTTCAAAAGGTCTACGGATGGTTCATTGTCGTCAATAGATTATCTGGAAACGATTTTACAAAACACAAAATAGTATATGACTCAAATGTGGTTGAAGTTCTGAACCAACTATCCTTTTTAATAAACTACGATGAAGAGCAAGAAAGAATTATGAAACAAGCTCGTAATTCATAATACGCTTTTGGTTTTTTTATATTTACTAATATGGTGAACTACAAACAGATTATTCAGGATTTAAGTGGTATAGCTTATTATAACCCACAGATTAATTCTTTTGGTTATGGTGATATTACCCAACTTACAATGGATATAGAGACCAAACAGGAACCTGTATATATGAAAATGTATGTGGTACCAGGTCAAACTGTACTTGCACAGAATAGATTGGACTATAATTTCTCTATTATCATATGTGATATTATTAATGCTGACCTATCCAATCAGGAAGATGTTATGTCTGACACATTGGAAACGGTTAAAGATGTATGGACCATCCTATATCAATCATATACAGCAACATTCGGTGGATTCAGTATAGATTATGAACCATTATGGAATAGTCCTGCTGAACCATTCTTGGAAAGATATGAGACACTATTAGGTGGATGGACATTGAACATAACAATAGAACAACCGTTTGATTATAATACTTGTGTATTACCAATATCAGGATTAACATTACCAACATCAGTTAATGAAGTTAATTACAAATTAATATTGGATGATTTAAAAGAGATAGCAAGAGCACACGAACAGATTAACTCTTATGGGTTTGGTGATGTAACACAATTAACATTAGATATTGAGACCAATAAAGAACCGTTATATACGAGGATGTATATTGTACCAGGTCAAACAACACTGGCACAGAATGAAATGATATATAACTTTCAAATAATAATATCAGATATAGTGGAAGATGATTATTCAAATCAACGAGATGTGATGAACGATGGTTTAGAAATTTGTAAGGATGTATTTACAGTATTGTATTTAAGTGAGTATGAGTGTAATTGGAACGCAACGTGTGACCCATTCCTTGAAAGATTTGAAACAGTATTAGGAGGATGGACAATGAACTTACAAATAACACAACCATTTGATTATAACAGATGTGTTCTTCCTGAATTACCATTCGTAACACAAAATAAGAAATGGTATGAGTTAAGTGAACTATGGAACACAATATCAACAGTATGGAGAAAAGTATAAACAAAAAATATTAATATAACATGGGTCAATTAACAAATCAATATGTATCAAGTTCTTATCAGGGTCTATTAAAGATGACTGATAGTACACAAGGATTAACTAATACATTACAAACAATACAAACAGGTGATGGAGATAATAGTCCATTACAAATGAGTTTAACTGAAGTGAACATATCAGGTTCATTCTTTATAAATAATGTTCCTATTACAAACGGAACCAATGGTACATCAGGTACGAGTGGTTCTAATGGAACCAATGGTACATCAGGAAGTAATGGAACTAATGGTTCATCAGGTAGTTCAGGTTCATCAGGTTCATCAGGTTCTAATGGAACAAATGGTTCTTCAGGAACTTCAGGTTCTAATGGAACTAATGGAAGTAGTGGTACCAGTGGTGCATCAGGTAGTTCAGGTACATCAGGTAGTAACGGTACAGATGGTACTTCAGGTAGTTCTGGTACAGATGGTACATCAGGTTCTTCAGGAACAGATGGTAGTTCAGGAACTAGTGGTTCTAACGGTACAGATGGTACTTCAGGTAGTTCTGGTAGTGATGGAACAGATGGTACAAGTGGTAGTAATGGAAGTGATGGAACTAGTGGAACTTCAGGATTAGGATTTACAGCACAATCTCTTGGTCAATCTTTTGTAACTGATTGTTCTTTAGTTGGATCTAATATTAATTTTTACGTTGCTGATTATGGTGCTTTTGCTGTAGGTAATTTTATTAATATAGTTGACCAAATTAGTGGTAGTACATTTTATTATACAGGTGTAATAACTCTAATTCAATTCGCAGGTGGATTTGGATGGGCTATTCATATGGACGTATTAGGTTGTGGAGGAACATCAATTTCATCACCATCAAGTAGTTGGTTAATGGAATTAACAGGTGCTTCAGGTACAAGTGGTACATCAGGTAGTTCAGGTACAGATGGTTCAAGTGGTAGTAATGGAACGGATGGTTCATCAGGAACGAGTGGATTAACAGATAAGACAGGACTTATAACAACAGGTTCAATAGCAACAACACAATCTATAACAGGTTCATTAATTGTAAGTGGTAGTCAATTAATTACAGGTTCATTATCAACATCACAAGATATATTAGTTAATGGTTTAACAATAGGTAAAGGTGGTGGTAATATACTTACAAATGTGGCAATCGGTGCTGGTGCTTTACGATCAAACACAACTTCAACAAGTAATATAGCAATTGGTTCAGGTTCATTAGGTCTTTTTAGTATTGGTGGTGGTGGCACAGGTTTAAACACAGCAATTGGAACTAATATTATGCCATTATTAGGTTCAGGTTCTTTCGCTAGTATTAATTCTATTGCTCAAAATACAATGATTGGTGGTAATTCAGGACAGGCAATGGTTTCAGGTTCAAGAAATACTGGTATTGGTGCTTTCTCTTTTCAGTCCGCAAATAATATAGAAAGAAATACAGGTTTAGGTAGAGGTGTTCTTTCAGCGTTAGGTGCTAATAATGGTATTGGTTCTGGTTCAAGATATAATTCAGCTTTCGGTCATAACGCAATGTTTCAGTTTATATCAGGTTCAAATAATGTTGTTATTAATGGAGGTTCAAACGCAGGTGATGGATTTTTTCTTGGTAGTAAAAATAATTACATTGGACCAGACGCTCTTCTTCCAACAACAGGTTCAGCAAATACAATTATTGGATATGGTTTAACATTAGCACAAATGGGAGGTAATAATGCGTCAGGTTCAGTTGTTATAAGTGATGGTAATGGTAATATTGCTTTCAGCAAATATGGTATCACAGGTTCATTTAATATACCGTCAAATACAGTAATTACAGGTTCATTAAATGTAACTGGTTCATTAACAGTAGGTGGTAATTTACAATTTAACGTTGGTGATTTTTACTCAACTCAAACACAATCAGGAAGTGCTAATGTTTCAGGAAGTGTAACTTATAACAATACAGGTATATCTAATGGTGTTACATTAGCGTCAAATTCAAGATTAACAATAGCAAACACAGGTGTTTATTCAATTACATTCTCCGCACAATTAAAAGAAACAGGTGGAACTGACACTATATATTTGTGGTTAAAAAAGAATGGTACAAATGTAGCTGACACAGGAACAAAAACAGTAGTAAGAAATAATGATGAAAATATTATGACAGTAGAATATATTGTTCAAGCAGCAGCAAATGACTATTATGAAATTGTATTTCAGAATGTTAATGGTCACGCACAATTATATTATGAAGCTGCAAGTGGTAATATACCAGCAACACCATCAATCATAACAACTGTAAAACAAGTTAGATAATGGATATAGAAACAGTAGCAAATGTAATTGATGATGTTCTTAAAGGACTTATGGACGAAAAAATTTACCCATATTCAGCCAAAAGAAGATTTGGTGTTGGTAATAAAGTCGCCACAGGTTCATTACGTGCATCAATCATGGTCGTACCCACATCAAAAAAGGGTATGATTGTATTTGAATTGTTTGCTAATGACTATTTCCAATACGTTCAATCAGGTAGAGCACCAGGAAAAAAGGGTGTCCCTATTGATGCAATATTAGATTGGATGGGTTCACGAGGAATTATGGCTACAGATGTTAGTAATGTAAAATATAAAGCACTACAATCACAAGTTTCAACAGCGTATATTATCAACAAATCACGTATGAAGAAAGGGAAACATCCATTACCAATGAAAGTATTATTGGATTGGATTAAAGAAAAGAATGTAAGGTTTAATATTGATTTACAGAAAGGTATGGCGTTTGCTATACAACGAAACATAAAAGAGTTTGGTATTTTACCAGCAAATATAGAAGATAAATTATACGATAGATTAGAATCAAGTACCGTATTTATGGACGCGTTAGAACAATATACGTTTGACCAATTTGTAAATATGGTAGATAATATTTTTATCAGCACAAAAATAGAAACAATATGAGTTTAGGATATTCAACAATTAATAGTGGTTCAACGATAAACAGTTATTCTCAAATAAGAAGATCCGCTGATATGGTATATCAACGAGGAAACACTTATAACATAAATCTAACTGGTACTACATATATTCCATCATTAGAGATGGTTGTTGACCTTTATTCTGACGATAGTAGGGTTGGGTCAATGGCGGTGGTACCATATGATGTAAGTCAGTCAGGAGCAATATATACTTACAATTTTAATGTTAGACCTTATGACTACTTATCAAATTATGTTAATACAGAACATTATAGATTTTATTGGTTAAACGATTGGCAGACAACTAATACACAAATCAATATAAACAATCCATATCCAAATAATATTAAAGCTAATTTCAAATATGGTTATAGATATTTGACAGGAACAACATTGGAAACAGAATGGACTGGTACTACACCAACAAATGATTTTGAACATTGGACACCAATACCAAACTGTCCAACAGTATATGATAGTTTTAGTGGCTACACAAATACAGGAAAGTATTTTGATTTAATAGGTGGAACATTTCAATTACAAGAAAATTATATCATGCCAAATTTTGACCAAACAGTAGGTCAGGTTGCTGAACTTAACAATGGTAATTTTACAACAATAGATTCAGCTTTAAACTTGGCACCAATTAGTCAGTTCTTAATGGATGGACCATCGGTACCACAGCAAAGTGAGACAGGAAGATTTTTAACTGATGCTCCACGAATCCAATATATACAAACTGATGATAATTTCGTATTATATTACTTAAACGGATTAACAGGGGACAGACAATATACGGAAACTGATTTTGCTTTCTTTCAATTTTATGATGAAAATAATAATAGAATCCAATATTTCTCACAACCATTAAATTATAGTGGAACAACATTTGCTTCACCAACAGGAACAACAGATAATTTGACTATAAACGCTTTACCATGTGGACCAATTGATATTAATAATATCTTCGCAACAATAGATTTTTCAACGGTTGCTTATTATACAGTACAATTATGTTATGGGTTCCCAACTAATAGTACTGGTAGAACTGATGGACCACAAGGACCTATTAGTGAAGTATTTTATTTTTACATCAACACAAACTGTTCACCTCAAAATGTTAGAATAGCTTTTTTAAATAATAGAGGTGCGTATGACTATTACACATTCACTGCGTATAGACAAGACACCAAAAAAATAACAAGACAAACATATGATAGTAGATATTATTCAACCAATCTTTCTAGTCCCGATAGAGATATGGGTAGAACCATTAAGACGTTTGCTACAGATGTTGAACAGGAGATTGTATTAGAGTCAGATTTTATTAATGTACCAACAGGTAATTGGTTAGAACAATTATTCTACTCACCTCAAGTGTATATCATGAACCCTGATTATATATCACCAATTGATAGACAAGATAAAGTGTATAAGGATTTACAACCTGTACAAATCTTATCAACAGAAGTGGAGACAATCACTAAAAAACATCAAAAATTAAATAAGTATAAAATAACAATGAAAGTTGCTAACAACTTTTTTGTTAATAAAGGGTTCTAATATATGAGTCAACAACAAACAGTATTACGAGTAAGAACAAATAAACCGTCAGATATTACTGTAACAGGTAATACGACCACTACAGTTATTGAAACTGCAGGAGTACCAACTGGTTATACAGGTACAGGGACAGTTTCAGACCCATACGTCGGTTCATTTG